ATTCAAGTTCTGCTAAACGTTTTCACACAGTACATGGTGGAACGTATAGTGCAGTCGGTGCCGGCGGTGCTATTACAGGTCGTGGTGCACACTTACTAATTATTGATGATCCTATAAAAGGGCGTGAAGAAGCAGAGTCAGGGCTTCAACGTAGAAATTTAGTCGAGTGGTATAAGTCAGTCGCTTACACACGATTACAGCCAGGTGGTAAAGTTATTTTAATTCAAACTCGATGGCACGAAGAAGATTTAGCAGGATGGATATTAGAGAACTCAGGAGAGAAGTGGAAAGTTTTAGACTTACCAGCGATAAACGCAAGTGGTGATGCGTTGTGGCCAGAAGCATATCCCGTAGAAAAATTACAAAAAATCAAAGCGACAGTCGGCGATAGAGTATGGGAGTCATTATACCAGCAACGTCCAACAGCAGAACAGGGCGCTATACTCAAGAGAGATTGGTGGCGAAAATTGGATCATCAACCTAAATACGATTTTATATTACAAAGTTATGACACAGCATTTAGTACGAAAGAGTCTGCAGACTTTTCAGCAAGAACAACGTGGGGAGTGTTTTCTAGAGTGAACGAAGATACTGGCGAAATAGAAGCATGTATAGGTTTAATCGAAGCGTGGAAGGATAGAGTAGAATATCCAGATTTAAGACGCATCGCACAAGAAGCATATCGAGAGTATAAGCCTAATGTAATTCTAATCGAGAAACGTGCATCAGGGCAATCGTTGCTTCAAGACATGAGAAGGGCGGGTTTACCAGTACATGAGTATAGACCTGATAGAGATAAAGTTTCAAGAGCACATGCAGTCGCTCCACTTTTAGAAAGTGGACTTATCTATACTCCAGAAGAATTATGGGTAGATGATATAATCGCAGAAGCGGCGGCGTTTCCATATGGTAAACACGATGACTTCGTAGATACTTGTACTCAAGCGTGGCAGTTGATTCGAGAACAATATTTAGTAGCGCATCCATTAGATCCAGATGATTTTGACGAATGGGACGATAAACCAGCTTTAAGTAAATTAGTTGAAAAGAGATATTATAGTTAGACAAGTTGTAAGAAATATTATAAGTATTACAAAAAAGGAGGGCATATGCCAAGAATGAAAATGGGTCCTAAAGGTAAAATGAAAAAACCTGGAGGAATGTTAAAAAAACCTAACACGCCAGGAGAAAAAGGCAGAGCGGTAAAAGGCATGATTACTAGAGCTTTAGCGACTTTAAGAAAAAACAAAAAAATGAAAGGTAATCCATCTGGAAAAGATATAAATTTATTAAATAAATTAAAACCTAAAATGAAGAAAAAGAAAAAATTCATGCAAAGAGCAAAAGCATAATGAAAGATGATTGTCCAGTATGTGGAGGCACGGGCTGTGTTTGTCCTAAGAAATGAATACTATAAAACCTAAACCAAAACCTTTATCGCCTCGTCAGCAAGAGATGATGGATTCTATAAATAGAATCTATAAAACTGTAGCGGCAGATAAAAAGTCTGGTAGAATAAAAAATAAAATAGCGAAAAAGTTTAAAGAGGGTAAAATGAAAAAGCCACCTAAACCTAAAGCTAAAAAGAAAAAAGGAAAGATGGGAAGATGAACAGAAAAAATTTTGGTAAATCAATGTTAGGAGATTTAAATAAAGATGGTAGAATGTCTGGCTATGAAAAAGCTAGACAGAAAGCTATCTCTAAAGCTATGTCTAAGAAAAAGAAGCCAGTAGGTAAAAGTGGACCTGCTACTAAAGGCAAAAGAAAAAAAGCTAAGAAAAAAATATAATGCCTAATATAAAAAAAGATGGAACTCGTTACGGTAAGCCAATTAAAATCGGTGTTGTCGTTCCACAGATAGTTGCTGACATTGCAGTTCAAATGATTCAAGACGGTAAGATGACGCAAAAAGAAGCTATCTCTATTTTGAAAAAAAATTTTAAAAAGAAAAAATGATTAGTATTACTCAAGACATATTTAACTGGAGTAAAAAGTTTTTAGAGAAACCTAATAAACATTTAGGTGGAATGCCAGTATGTCCTTATGCAAAAAAAGCAAGAGTAGATGGTAAATTAAAAGTTGTAGAAGTAGATAGTTCAGAAAAATTTTTAAAAAAAGTAATAGAAGTATGTGATAACTTCGGTGTATACGATGTAGTTATCGTAGCTTGTGAAGATATGGAAATAAGTGCAGATGAATTACATGATTATGTTCATGCTTTAAATCATGTGTATGTTCCTAAAGATGTTTATTTAATTGCAAGTTACCCTGATGATGAAGAAGTTGATTTTTTAGAAAGTTTAGATTATGATCCTTCTAGAGAATTTTATATGGTTTTGATACAGTCGTATCAAAAACTTGAAGATGGCAGTTCATCTTTAAGTAAAACTAAATATTATGAGAATTGGCCAGATGATTATTACGCTGACACAGTTCTTTTAAGAAAAAAATATAGGAGATAAATATGCCAGGAATGAAAAAAAGGTCTATGAAAAAAAGATCAAAAAAGGCTATGACTAAAGCTGAAAAAGCTAAAATGGAAAAAATGAAAAAAGCTAAAAAGAAAAAGTAATGGTAGAAGTGATCGAAGAAATTGCTGTTCAACTTCCTGAGGAAGATATACTTGAGACAGGTGTAGAGGTAAATATAACAGAAGAAGAATTTGTTAATCCTCTCGACACCGATCATCTTGCAAATTTAGCAGAAGGCATGAACAAAGACCAATTAGGTCTTATTGCTAGTGAACTTATTGAAAAATTTGAAAATGATAAGACAAGTAGAAAGCAATGGGAAGATCAATATTCTAAAGGTTTAAAGATGCTTGGTATCATTACAGAGGATCGCAACGATCCTTTTCCTGGAGCATCTGGCGTTCATCATCCTCTCATGGCAGAAGCTGCTACACAGTTTCAAGCTAGAGCCATTGCAGAGATGTTTCCTCCCGGCGGACCTGTAAAGACACAGATTATAGGAAAACAGACTGACGAAAAAATAAAACAGGCACAGAGAGTTCAAGAATACATGAACTATCAGCTTACACAAGAGATGCCTGAGTATTTTAACGAGTTAGATCAATTATTATTCTATTTAGCTGTGTCAGGGTCTGCCTTTAAAAAAGTTTATTATGATCCAACTTTAGAAAGAGTTGCATCATCTTTTATACCAGCAGAAGATTTTGTTATATCTTATGGTAGTAACGACTTAGAAACTGCTGAACGATACACTCAAGTCATGAAGATGAATAAAAATGACTTAAAAAAATACATACAAACAGGTTTTTATAAACAAATAAACATGATGGAAGATAACTACAACGATGAATATAGCGATGTAGAGAAAACAATAGACAGATTAGAGGGTGTTTCTAACAGTATGAGCTCAAGCGTATGTACAGTTTTAGAAATACACGCTGATTTTAACATAGAAAACCCTGATGACGACACTGCTGTAGCACTTCCATACATAATTACAATAGAAAAACAATCGCAACAAGTATTAGCTATCAGAAGAAACTGGAAAGAAGATGACGAGATGAAGAAAAAAAGAACTTATTTCGTTCATTACAAGTATTTACCAGGTTTAGGTTTCTATGGCTTTGGTTTAATTCACATGATTGGTGGATTACAACACGCCGCAACTGGTGCTTTACGTGCTTTATTAGATTCTGCAGCATTTGCAAATCTAAATGGAGGATTTAAAGCAAAAGGTGCACGAATTGAAGGTGGCGATTTAACAGTTTCACCCGGCTCTTGGATAGAAGTAGAAGCATACGGCGATGATTTAACAAAATCATTTATGCAACTACCATTTAAAGAGCCATCTCCGACCCTAATGCAACTTTTAGGCATATTAACTGAATCCGGCAGACGTTTTTCTAGCATAGCTGACGCTATGGTAGGGGACGCTGCTGGAACTTCTCCTGTCGGAACAACTATTGCACAAATAGAACAGGGCAGTAAGATATTTTCTGCTATACATAAACGTTTACACCACGCTCAAGCTAGAGAATTACAATTAATTGGTCAATTAGATGGAGAATATTTACCAAATGACTATCCATACGAAGTTGTAGGTGATGAATTAGCTGTAAGAAGAATGGATTTTGATGATAGAGTGGATATTATACCAGTATCTGACCCTAACATATTTTCTCAAGCACAAAGAATAGCTTTAGCTCAAACTACTTTACAAATGGCGCAACAAGCACCGCAATTTTTAGACGTAAAAGAAGCATACAAAAGATTAATGACTGCTTTATCACTACCAGAGCCAGATGATTTATTAATAGATGAAGATGATATGCCTAGACGTGATCCAGTTTCAGAAAATATGGCGTTACTAAATGGTAAACCTATAAAAGCTTTTTCTGATCAAAATCATGACGCTCATATGGCAGTGCATCAACAATTTATTTCTGATCCTAGATATGGAGGTAGACCAGAAGCAAGAGAAGCACTTATTGGCCCTATGTTAGCACACTTAGGAGAACACGTTGCATTTCAATATCGTTTGCAAATGCAATCTATGGCGCAAGGCGCTGAGTTTCCATTACCTTCTTTTGACGATGGTGAAGAAGAACAGCAATTGCCGCCGCAAGTAGAAAATCAATTAGCTGCAATTCAAGCTCAAACTGCACAAGCTTTAGCTCAATCACAACCGCCTAGTCCAGAACAAGTAAAACAAGAACAGCAAAATCAAAAAGATCAAGCTGAGCTACAACTTAAAGCGAAAGAAATGCAAATTAGAGAAGCACGTTTTGCAGAAGGTGTAAAAAATAACGAAAGAATGCAGGACAGAAAAGATAAAGAATTACAATTAAAAGCTGTAGATCAAATATCAAAAACTAATGAAAGAAAAAAGAAATAATATAAGAGCAACTGGAGAAGAAATAAGAAAAGCTAAAAAGTTTTTAAGAAATAAAAAAGTACCTTTAGCTTTATTTAAACCTAATCTATTTGCTTCTGCTAGTAGAGAAATAAATAAAAATTTTGATGGAACGTTTGATGCATTAATGAATGTGTATAAAACGGGTAATCCATATTACAAAAGGAGAATGAAGAATGCCGTCAATACCAGTAGTAAAAGCGATACAAACAGAAATAAAAAAGTATAAAGTAGAATTAGCTAATAAAACATTAGCGCCCGGTTTTGATAATTATGAAAGTTATCAAAAAGCAAAAGGAATAGCAGAAGGGTTAGATACAGCTATTCGTATTTGCGAACAAATGGAAAAAAGATATATAGAAGGAGATACAGATGAATAGAAATGAAGATTGGTTTACAGACGATAGTATTCCTGATCCTAAAAGACAAGATTTACCACAACCAGCAGGTTGGAGAATATTAGTTCGACCAGTTGGAATGGTTAAAAAAACTAAAGGTGGAATTATTTTAACTGATAAAAATATGGAAGAACAACAATACTTGAATTCTAAAGGTAGAGTAATAGCTATGGGAAGAGAGTGCTATAATAATCGAAGCACAAATTGGTGTACAAGTGGAGATACTATTGTATATAGTAGATATGCAGGGTCAAGGATTGACGTTCAAGGCGTTAAAATGCTCTTGCTAAATGACGATGAGGTACTAGCAGTATTACCAAATCCTGATGCAGTAACTCAACAATTTTAACATACGCACTTGTTGCGAAAATACATAGGAGAATACTATGAACGAAGAAGTACAGAATATTACACCCGATAATGATATTGAGGTAAAAATATTAGACGACAAACCTAAAGAACAAGAAGATGTTTCTTTAGTACAACCAGAAGAAAATCAACCACAAGAATCAGCCTCAGACGTAAACGAAGAATTACAATCTTTGAAAAGTGAATTAGCTGAATTGAAAAAAGAGCCTTATAGTTCACGAGTAAAAAATCGTATTTCTAAAGAGGTTTCTAAAAGAAAAGTGCTTGAAGATCAAAACAAAGCTTTAGAAGAAAGACTTGCTAAATTAGAATCTAATGCTCAAGAACAAAATAAAAATGTTTTACAGAACACTTATCAAAAAGTTTCTCAAGAATTAAAAGAAGCTATTGAAGGTGGAAATACTGAAAAACAAGTTGAGCTTATGGATCAAATGGCAGAAGTCAGAAGTAAAATACAGACTAACCAACAACCTGTAAAAGAAGAAACTAAATCTCAAACACCTGAAGTTCAAGTGCCAGAAATAGCACAAAAATGGATAGGTAAAAACAGTCATTGGTGGAATAAACCTGGTTTTAACGCTGCAACTCAAATGTCTTATGCTATTGATAAAGACTTAACAGAAGAAGGTTTTGACATAAATGACCCTGAATATTACACAGAAATGGATAAAAGAATGAGTAAAGTGTACCCAGACTTAGTTAAAACAGA